GCCTTGTTTCCCCCCAAGGGGGCCAAGGACGCCGGATACAGGCTAAATCAGCCTAGAACTCACGGGGACGGGTTTATTCTGCCAAGACTTGAAACAAAGCGGCCCAGCGACTACGGGGGTACTCACGGGCCACAAGCTGCGGAGTGGCTTAAATCGGTGTACGGAATGGAATTATTCGCCTGGCAAAAGTACGCACTAGATCGAGCGCTCGAATATGACACTAACGGCAAACTTATTTGGTCAGCCGTAGTGATTACTGTGGGCCGTCAGTCTGGCAAGTCTTGGCTAAGTCGCGGCCTGTGCCTATGGCGCTTACATCATGCAGACCTATTCGGTGAGACTCAAACGGTGCTCCATGTGGCTAACAAACGCTCGACCGCGCTTGAAGTTATGCGGCCGGCCGGACTTTGGGCTACCGAGGTCTACGGAAAGAAGGCCGTAAAGTGGGGCAACGAAGCAGCCGGGATCGAATTACCTACGGGTGACCGGTGGCTTATTCATGCAGCTAACGACTCGGCCGGTGTCGGCTATTCGGTTTCTATGGTGTTTTGCGATGAGGCTTGGAAAATCCCCCAGAGTGTAATCAGCGACTCGATAGCCCCGACTATGGTAATGCGCGAGCAGCCACAAATCTATTTGGTATCTACAGCTGGAGACTCGCAGTCGGATCTCATGCAGTCGTACAGGCAGAGAGCTCTCGACCGCCTTGACGATGAGGAACCAAGTAGCGTCCTACTCCTGGAGTGGTCGGCACCCGCAGAAGCGGATCCGTCTCTGGTCGAGACTTGGAAGTGGGGCTCGCCCGAGTGGAGCGACAAGCGCGAACAGTTCCTCGCCGAACAATGGGCCCGGATCGAGGAGTCAGCATTTAGGCGCCAGTATTGCAACCAATGGGTAATCCGCTCCGACCATTGGCTATTAGATAAATGGTGGAATGGCACCCTCGACAGCGAGGCATTACTAGACGAAGGTGCCGTCTGGAGTGTAGCGGTCGAGACTGACTTTGACGGTATGGGCCACGCTGTAGCAATCGCAGCACCCAACGCCGAAGGCTTAATCGTAATCCGGGTAACCACTCACCGGACTATTACCGAAGTCGACAAGCAGCTCGAAAAGATCCGGGCCGAGCACCCCTCGATCTATGTCCAGGTTACCCCTGGCTACGTTGATCGGTTGCGCCAAAAGTTTGACGCCCTAGTAGGCCAACGCGAAGCAGTCAGCGCCACACAAGTACTACAAGATCTATTCAGTCGCCAGCAACTACGACATGACGGCTCACAAGTGCTACAAGAGCATTTTGCTAACTCCAAAATATCTATGAGGCAAGGCGGCTGGGTACTTACCGCGCCCATGGGCCGTAACGGAATCTATGCAGCTCGGGCCGTGATGTTTGCAGTTAGCCAGGCAGCGAAAGCCCCTCGAAGTGTAGCTACAATTTATACCAGCAAGTACCGACGCCGAACAGGGTAGCGACACGCCGACACGCTTAAACCACGCAAATACAGATCAACGCGGCTAAGTCATGCTATACGCTTAAACTTGCGGAATGGTGTTCCCCCGAGCCCTTTCCGTCGTGCGCGCCCAGGAGTCTATTTCCCAGGCTATGGACGCAAGTCCCACAGGCGCGCACGTACGCGAATCCGCCGGGCTATTGGCACTACTAAATAATCAACTCGGTACCAGGACTAACCGCGTAACCGCTATGCAGGTGCCAGCATTCGTCGACGCCCTCAAAACGTACACTCACACCATTAGCGCGTTCGCACTACGCGAATACCGATACGACGAGCCAGTAGTTATCCGGCCCTTCCTACAAATGCCCTCCAAGATCTACCCCTACGCCTCAGTAATCCAGCGCACACTCAGCGACTTGCTCATGTATGACCGGGCCTACTGGCTTGTAACCGAGCGCACATTCGACGGGTTCCCGTCCAGTATCGAGGTTATGCGCGTCGAGGACGTAATCGACACCCCGCCGGTATACGTGGGAATCCAAGAGAACTATCAGCCACCCGCAGACCCTTTTTACTATTTAGCCAGGCAAGTACCTACCCGCGACGTTATCAAGTTTTACGGATCCGGTGAGGGCGGCTGGCTGGCTAACGGTGCAACAGCAATATCGACGGCCGCAGCTCTCGAAGCGGCTACCCTCATGTACAGCTCCACGCCAATCCCTACGGTAGCTCTAAAAAACTCCGGCCCGGATCTACCAGCCGCCCAGGTTGAAGCTCTACTCGCAGCCTGGGAGGAAGCACGCGAAAACCGCGGAACCGCTTACCTCAACAACACAATCGACGCTCAAGTTATGGGGTTTAGCGCCAGAGATGTACAGCTCGTCGAGGCTAAAAATTTAGCTGCTATTGCTATTGCTCGCCTGGCTAATTTAGATCCCGTATGGGTCGGTGCCGGTGTACCCGGATCTAGCTTGACCTACTCGAACCGCGTCGACTTGTATCGAAACCTGCTAGACACGGCCCTACGCCCAATTATGCACCTGTTCGAGCAGCGCCTTAGCATGCCAGACGTTACGCCCCGCGGCCGTACAATTAAATTCGATACGACCGCATTCCTACGCGCCAACCCAACCGAGACCGCCGACCTTATTACCAAACTACTACCCCTCGGCGTACTTACCGAGGACGAAGCGAAAATGCTGCTAGACCTCCCAACCTTGGGAGTGTTTAGCATGACTCCAGGAGTAATCTAGATGAAGCAACTTAACACAGAATCGACCGTCGTATTTCAAGAGCGCGAAGGCAGCCAGGGCGACATTGTAGGCAGCGGCCACGGCATGGCAGTCCCCTACGGCACCGAGACAATGATCGGCGGTGTACGCGAATCGTTTGCCCCTGGATCATTCGACCTCGACAACGTAATCGGCAAGCCACTTGCCTACCGTCACGGTGAACCAGTCGGGATCATCACCGGGGCCGAGAACCGCGAGGACGGACTCTATATCGATTTTGATATTGTGGACACGACCCTAGGACGTGACGCCGCAGTATTAGCCAGGACTAACACGATTAAAGGTCTATCCGTCGGTTTTAACCCACTCAAAAGCGTTATGAGTAAAGCCCGTGACGCAATTACACACACAGCCGCAAACCTCCTAGAGGTAAGCCTCACGCCTTATCCTGCGTACAGTTCGGCTGGAGTTTCCAGCATAAGAGAAGAAGAAGAAGAAGGAGATCCAAAAATGATCGAGACAATCGAATCTACCGAGACTGTCTCGGTAGATCAAGAAGCACGCGAAGCTGTAAAAAGCCTCCGTGAAGAAGTAGGCACCATTCACGCTCGCGTATTCACTAGCGAATCAAACGAACACCCCCTCGCAAAATACCGCTCATTCGGTGAGTACTCCAAGGCAGTACTAGCAGGCGAAGTCGAAAGCCGCGCCCTGGTAGATCAGATCACGGCAAACAATCCAGGCGTAATGCCTCCAAACTGGTCACTAAACGTCCGGGGGATCATTGACCTCGGCCGCCGAGTCATCACGGGTGTAGGTGGCCCAGAGTCAGCCGGCACTACCGGCCTCGATTTTAACTGGCCTTATTTTGACGGCACTTTGACCGACATCGTAGAAGCTCAAGCAAACGAAAAGGGCGAAGTTAACTCGGTTCGCATTGACCTTGAAAAAGGAACCGCAACCCTAGCAACCTACGCAGCCGGTAGCGATATCTCATACCAGCTTCTAGAGCGCTCCAGCCCAAGCTACCTGGACGCACATAACCGCGTAATGCTGGCGTCCTACGCAACAGTTACGGATCGTAAGTTCACTGCCGACCTATGGGACGACGGTACCGGACTCCAGGACTACGACTTCGCAGCAGACACCACAGGCGCGGGGTTCCGTGAAGCCGTGTTCGGTGCCTCGGTTACTTGCGAGGACGCTACCGGAGTACCCGCTAGCGCGGTCTTCGTATCTACTGCCGTATTTAAGAAAATTGGTGGGTGGTCATCATTCTTCCCAGATGTCTACGGCGTCCAAAACGTATCCGGTGTAGCGACAGCCAGCACCCTACGCGTCAGCGTTTCAGGCTTGCCAGTCATTCGGGCAAAGTACCTCGACACTAACGCCGCCTATAACGCAATCGTAACCAACGGGGAAGCAGCCCGCTGGATCGAAGACGGCCCACGCCTAGCAACCGCCGAAAACGTAGCGCAACTAGGTAGAGATATATCTATTTATGGCTATGGAGTTACGGCGGCTTATTTGCCTGCTGGAATTGTCCGTATGACCAACGTTTAACTAAGAAAGGTAGCCGATTAGCATGGCACTCGTCACAGGCGAAGAACTCGCCGATAACCTGGACATCGAGTACGCCGGCGCAGCCGTGACGACACTCGATCAGGTTGCGGACGCTGCTAGCTTGTTGATCGGCTACCTTATTACAGAAACGGCCCTGGACGATGAACCGTCACCGTGTAAAGAGGCGGCCATGTCGGTAGCCGTCGAGATGTTTCAAGCCCGGTCAAGTGCCGGGGGCGAAGCGGTCTCCATGGACTTCACCCCTGGGCCTTACCGTTTATCGGTCTGGCTTACTCGTCGAGTAATGGGCGTAATAGCCCCCTACCTCGACATGAAAGGGGTAGTCGGGTGAGTCTGGCAACCGAAAGCCGCGAGACAATAATCGCAGCTCTCACAGGTCACGGGTACAAGATCTACGACACAGTACCCGCGACACCTATCACCCCGTCGGTGGTTTGTGTACCGGACTCACCCTGGATCCGGCCCAGCCGTTTAGGGTCAAATCTTAACTACGAGATCCGATGGCGAATCCTGATAAACATCAACGCCAGGGTAAACGAATCCGCCACAAAATCCACCGAGGACGCCATAGACGCTCTACTCGTAGAGTTACCTAACACAGTCCTAGTGGACGTAATAAACGCCCCGCAGCTACTTAGCCTAGGAGCCCAGGGAACCGTAATGTCAACCGAAATTAACGTATCTATGCAAATGAAAGAAGGATAAATCATGGCCGCAGTCTCAGTAGCTGGCGCCGCATTCACCGTCGAAATTGGAGCGGTGCAATACGAAGACCAGATCACATCAGGAACAATCACAACGACACCGACAATTCTTAGGACTAAAACCCTCTCCGATGTCGCCTTTGACCAAACCGACCTTAACAGCACAATGTCGCTAGAATTCCTTTACGATGAGGCTAGTGGCATGTATGACGCATTGCAAACAGCAATAGCCGGAGCAGCCTCAGTAGCCGTAACGGTCGCTAGTGCCGTAGGCACATGGACAGGAGCAGCCATGTACATCGAGTCCGCCGAGGTTACCTTTGCGGCCGACGGAATCGCCATGTGCTCGACGTCGTTAACCGGCTCAGTCGTCTTCGCTTAGGGTCTAGGGGGACTCCATGTACAACAAAATAACCGTAGTAGTCGATAACGGAAACCCGCAATCATTCGACGTTAACCAGAATGATCGGGTATATATGTCGCAGATAGTGGCCACAGATCCTAAAGCCGACAACGTATTCGCCCTAATGTCAATACTGGCCTACGCCAAAGTAAACGGCCGGACGATTACCAGCTACAAAACTATCGAAAAATGGGTAGACGACCATAACGTATTTGTTGAGGCCGAAGCCCCAAAAGTTACGCGGACGGCGGATACCGTCGACACATCGTCCGCATAGCCTTACGAATAAACAGACCATACGACGAAGTCCTACAATACGACCCGCAACTAATAGCCACGATCGAGGAGGAGATAGCCAATGGCAATCTTTGAATCCGGCGTAAGTGGGCTTAATGAATTACTGCGGGACTTTAAAGCCCTGGGCAAAGAGGCCGGCAAAGAGCTACGGGCGTCATCAAAGACAATCGCCGAGCGCCATATGGTTCCAGCTTGGAAGAATGCAGCTCTCAACTATGCCGGGCCCTGGGGTGAGGATATAGCGGCTAGTGTCCGGGCCGGCTCCGATCGCTTGCCTAAAGTAATGATCGGTGGCAATAAAAAAGTAACTAGCGGTGGCGCCTCTGCCACTATGCTCCGCTACCCGTCTGACAAAGGCGACAGGGGCAGGGCAGCTATGGGCGCCCGTAACCGCATGCCGGCCGCGTTTGGATCCGGTACAGACTGGATAGGGCAAGCACGAAACTACCAGGAGCCGGCCCTAGAGGAATGGGCTAGAGCCGTAGACCGTATCGCCCTTAAATGGTTGGTGATGTAATGGCTATTGGTGGCGGCAAAACTTTAACAATATATCTGGCAGCGGATCTGAAAAAGTTCAACACGGGACTAGCCCAGGCGCAAGGCGGCCTCACCGGGTTCGCCGGATCCCTAAAAAACATGCTCGGCCCTGCCGCTATTGGTGCCGGTATTGCTATCGCTGGACTTGCCACAAAAATGGCCGTAGACGGAGTCAATGCCGCTATGGCCGACGAGGAGGCTATGCGGAAATTAGCCCTCACGCTAGAAAATGTGGGCGTAGCGCACGACACTCAAAAGATCGAGGACTTTATATCAGTACTGGAGCGCTCGACCGGTGTGGCCGATGACGAGCTACGACCCGCCTACGACCGTTTAATACGCTCAATCGGTGACACGGCAACCGCTAATGACATGCTCAAACTGTCAATGGACATTAGCGCGGGAACCGGCAAAAGTCTCCAGGCGGTCACCGAGGCACTCGGCAAGGCTTACGACGGCAACATTAGCGGCCTATCACGCTTAGGCGCTGGCATTGACGCCTCGATCATTAAGTCCGGCAACATGCAAGCGATTACCCAGGCACTCTCCGACACGTTTAGCGGACAAGCCGCCGAGTCAGCGGACACATTCCGCGGGCGCCTTAAAGTAATGAACCAAGCAGTAGACAACCTGGGCGAAGCATTTGGCCGAGGTCTACTAGGTGGCATTCAATCCGCCACAACTGGCACAGACCAATTCGCTAAAAAGTTGGCAGACCTTGAACCTAAAGCGGAAGCCGCTGGATCCACAATAGGCACATTTGGAATTAAAGCCGCCGAAACTGGCGCAAGTTTATTGGGTGCATACACAAATACAATCGGGTTTATTCGAGGTTTACAAGGCTCCGAAAATCAAGCCATTAGAACCACAGCCTTTCTAAATCCCCTAGGAATAGTCGCGGCCCTAGTGGGTGACGAGTTTAACGCAGCCGCAGAAGGCGCCGACGCCGCAGCTACGGCAATAGGTTTCACAGCCTACGAAGCTCGTAACGCCGTCCCACAATGGAATAACCTAACCGGCGCAGTACGCATGAGCACCGAGCAGTACATCGCGTACCTAAACGCGCACTCAGTCGGTAACTCAATCCTTAAAACAGCCAACAAAGACTACCAAGACTTAGCCGCCCGGCAAAGAGATGTAAACACATATACAGGCGAATACACGCTCGATCAAGAGGACGCGGCCAACGCAACCGCCGGCACAAGCTCAGAGATCGACAAACTAACCAAAAATCAAAAAGCCCTCATCGGTGCTTACGAAACCGGCAGCGAAGCACTAAAAAATAACCGTGCCGACTTAGCATTCTTTACAGGCGAACTACAAAAAGCCACCGACGCCATAGACAACTTTACGACCGGAATGCAAGCCAACCTACTGGCCGGGGTAAATCTTGGATCCGCCTTTGCCGGCCAATTTGACGAGGCAGGGCAACAAACCGGCGCAAGCCTGCTCGACGGCTTTAACAAACAAATAGACCAGGCTAACTACTTTGGAAACGTACTAACCGCCATTAAAGCACAAGGGGCCGACACTCGACTCATCGAGCAAATAGCCGGACTAGGCCCAGAGGTCGGAGCGCAACTGGGCCAACAAATGCTCGACGAAGGTCTAGTACCCACACTAAACGAAAAATTTATCGGCGTACAAGAATCCACAAAACTACTAGCCATGGGCCTAGTACCCGAATTTATGCTCGCCGGGCAAGAATCAGCCCTCACAATGATCGACGCCATATCCGAGCAAATGGCTAAAGACGTTAACCGCCTGGCACGTATTGGCAAGAAAATAGCGCAACCCGTAGGAGCTTCATTTAGGGCCGAACTCATGGCCGATGTCGCCGCAGCTCTACGCGAGGTCGAGGCGGCCGGTGCAGCTGGTAGGGCCGAAGCAGTAGCCAACGCCTCACAGCGACAAATAGCCCTCACAAACACGGCCGTAGCCCAGGCATTACAGAATCTAATCCGCTCAGCCGACGCCCGTAACGGGGCCGCAATTACGCCGGTGCTCGGGTGATAAGCGCAATCCTGCTAAACGACGTGCCGCTCGACCTCGACACGGTCGAGTACCAGGTGCAGATCCAGCACGGCCGGGCCGACGTAACAGCCAACCCGCAACCCTCCAACGCCCAAATAGTTATCCGGGGCTCAGTAGGTGTCGATGTCGAGATCTCTGACGAGCTAGTGGTAAAGGCTTATGGGTTCCATCGGTTTACAGGGCAAGTGTCCGATGTAAGCGTTACCCACTTGTCAGCCGTCCCACCCGTAGCCGTAAGCACTATAACGGCCATAGGCGAACTCTCCCGGGTCGGTTTCACGGAGGTAGGCGCAAGTGGCTACCCCGAGCAAACAGTTTCCCAGCGCGTCGAGGAAGTACTTATCGCTGTAGGTCTGCCATACCTAAACGGGGCCGACTCGGTAACAGTCCTATCGGCTATCACCGGCGGAGACATTACACCCACGGACGCACTTTCAGAGCTGGCAAGTCTGGCCGAGCGTAACGGCGGGACATACTTTGATGATCCCTACGGCAGAATCGTGTTCGAGTCATACGGTGATCGAGGTACAACTACCTTCGCGGGCGCCTGGTCTAGCCAGATAGACACCTGGGCCGACGCCACGACCGCCTGGAACACTTACCCGGTAAACATGTCCTCGACCCTTGTCCCCGATGACGGAATTATATTCACTCCGACATGGACTAAAAGCCGGCAACCCTTAGTCAACTCGGTAACCGTCCTTGGCCATAATGACACTCACGAAACCACACAAACAGACTCGGCCTCAATCGCCGCTTATGGTCTACGCGAATACCGCTTAAACACGGATATTAAAGGCGCTGCGGACGTAATCGAGCGAGCCGGTAACATCATTACCGCCCAGGCTAACCCGCTCTGGAATCTAGGCTCAATCAGTATTATGGTGCAAAACCTCGACGAGCCCACCCGCGACAAAGTAATGGCCCTAGTTAGTGGCATGGAGGTATCTATTCTTAACTTGCCACAACCAGCGCCCGAGGCTCAATTTGCCGGGATCGTCGAGGGTTGGGGCGAAGTTTTTACCCCAGGCGAACACATACTTACGCTCTCATTGTCCGACCCACGATTTAGCTTTGAAACATTAACCTGGGGCGAGGTGTACGCGGATATAGAATGGCAGGACGTATTTAATACGGCCCGCTGGTTTGAAATAGTTTCTAATGGTTCACTTAGCGCAGCATAGGAGATGAAATGGCAGTAACGGCAGGCGGAAGCCCCTACGTAGAGGCTTCGGATCTGGTAGCCGATTATCCGGCGACCTCACTAGCCTTAGCAAATAAGGTAGATACGAAGCTCGATAACGCACCGACGGATAACGCACAAAGCGGGGCTACGTACACGTTTGTGCTCGGCGACGCTCGGCAACTGGTCAGCGCGACAAGTGCGAGCGCTAAAACTTTTACGATCCCGCCTCAATCCTCGGTGACTTGGCTAACTGGCACGATGATACGGGTCGTCAATTACGGGGCCGGTGCATTGACGGTCGATGGTGGTGTGGGGGTGACTGTCACAAATACCGCCTCAACGCTGGCTCAATATCAAGCCGCTACCGCTATTCGTACCGGGTCTAATGCATGGACTTTAGTCCCTTTCTCGGGTGGTGCGGGTAGCGCAAACTTCAGTAACACGGCTACCGGCACCTACTCAAGTGGGGGTTTCAACTACAAATACCTAACATTCGCGGCAAGTGGAAGCCTCACAGTAACTAAAGCCGGTCTATGCGACGTACTCATAATCGGCGGAGGAGGCGCAGGTGGTGACCGTGGCAGCGCATTTGCTCGCAATCACGGCGGAGGCGGAGCCGGTGGCTTTGCGTATTTAACCGACGTTTACCTGCCGGTATCGACAATAACCGTGACGGTAGGTGCAGGCTCAGCTCGCAAAAGCGAAGGCGGGACGAGCTCTACTTTTGGCGGGATAGCCGCAATTGGTGGAGGAACCGGCCCATATCAAAATAGCGGAGACTTTCAACCTAACCGAGGTGGATCCGGTGGTGGTGGTGGTGGCTCGGCAGGTGTACCGGTGTACACGGCCGCGGGTGGCATGGCTAACCAGGGCAATTCAGGGGGCAACGGTTCAACGGTCGCGGACGGTGCTGCGGAAGGTGGCGGTGGCGGTGGCGGCGCTAGTGCAGCTGGAGCCGTAGGAACCTCACTAGTCGGTGGCGCTGGAGGCGCAGGCAGCGCAAATAGCACGACAGGCGCAAGCGTTACTTACTCCGGTGGTGGTGGTGGTGCTCGTAACTCAGGTAGCCCAGGCGCAGGCGGAGCCGGTGGCGGTGGAGCCGGTGGCACAACTACGGGCACGAATGGCACAGCAAACACGGGTGGTGGTGGTGGTGGCGCATATTCCGATAACGCGGCAGGTCAAGGTGGTTCCGGGGTAATTATTGTGAGAGTGAAGGTATAGCCATGGCGCACTTTGCACGGGTAGTAAACAATCGAGTGGACGAAGTAATTGTTATCGCTAATGATGACTGCGGAGGCGGTGACTTCCCAGAATCCGAGCCAATCGGCCAGGCATTCATAGCCAGTAAAGGCATTACCGGCGAATGGCTACAGACCTCATATTCTGGTAGTTTCCGGGATCTTTACGCCGGAGAAGGCTACACATACAACCCCGACCTCGACGTATTTATGACGCCCTACCAAGAAAGCGAGTAGAAAAATGAGTCAAATAGAAGAGGAATTACACGTAGACACTCCCCCCGAGGTCGAGGTTAAGCCAAAGAAAAAGGCTAAGCCCGTAACTTCGACGGACACAGAACGAGCCCGGGCAGCAGTCCGAGCCAAACTCGCAGCAAAATGACCCTAGCGGATTACGTCGGACTAGTAGCCACCGTCCTTGCAATTTTAGGCATAATGGGCGGCGGCCTAGTCTGGCTTGTCCGTAACGTCGTCCGCGACGAAATCGCTAAAGCCACCCGCTCAATCCAACCAGGCTACCGTAACGGCGGACAGTCACTCGCAGACCTATCCCACAAAGTTGACCGCTTGATCGAGCATGTAGGAATGGACTACGAATGAAAAAATGGCTAGCCAACACGTGGGAAGGCTCAATCGTCAAAATAACGGCCGGTGCAGCTCTCGGCGCTATCGCTTCCTGGCTAATGACAGCCGATATACACCCGCTCATTGTGGCTATCGGTGCGGCCGTTATCCCGGTACTAATTAACGCCCTCAACTCGGCGGATAAACGATATGGGGTGAATAGTGGCGAAACTGTGTAAAGGTGGCGTGACCCTACGGGATCAGATAGATCGACGCTGGCCTAAGCGCGACAAGAAATCGGACGGCTGGATCGGTGACCAGGCACACTCAGCCCGAGCCTCAGACCATAACCCAAACAAAACCGGAATAGTTCACGCTATCGACATAGACGAAAACCTAGGCACATTCTCCAAAGGTGGCACAGCCCGAGTCCTGGCTAACCAGTTAGCAGACTATGCCGCTTCGGGTCTTCCTGGCTCGAACAGAATTAAAAACATAGTGTATGAAAACCGGGTAGCGTCAGGCACTTACCGCAAAACTCGGTGGACATGGCGCCACGGTAACTACGGCCATGAGGGACATATTCACATTAGCTTTACCTCATACGCAGACCGAGACGGGTCAATTTACCCGCTCCCTATTCTGGCTAAATCGCCTCTGACTAAAGCCAGGTGGACACGCGAACTAGCAAAAGCACGTAAAAACAGCAACTAGCCGGTAGTCTCGAACCCTACACAAAGGGGAACACATGACCGAATATATAAAGCCAGGCGAAGCCGCCGAGTTACTCGGAGTCTCACGCGACTCCATTAGACGCTACGTTGATAGCGGCCACTTAGACGGAATAACGACACCGGGAGGCCAGCGACGGATCGACCGTCAAAGCCTCGACCAGATTATCGGCAAGCGGGTGCGAATCTCCAGCACGGTAACAGTAATCGAGGCCCAATGATTACCGAGATCCTCATGTGTGCAGCTCTCATAACGGCCCCAGCTTGCGTAGCAAACTCGGAAGCCGCTGAAGACTGGAAAGGCTACGAGCCCAGCTTGTACACGGGTCAGCATTACGACAGTAAATGGGCAGGGGTTCGTAAGTGCATACAGCACAGGGAGTCCCGTTTTAACTATAGGGCAAGGTCAAGCATTAGCACGGCAAGCGGCGCCTACCAATTCCTCGACAGTCAATGGCGCGTCAGTCTTACCCACATGATGATAGAGGAGTCCAGGGCTACGGACGACGGCCTAATCGAGGACATTAAAGCTCTACGAAATAAGCCAATCCAGGAGTGGAACCGCTACTACCAAGATCGAGCATTTTTTACCGCCTGGGATAATGGAAGGGGGGCCGACCATTGGGATCAGACCCGCCACGGGTGCTAAACGCCACCTACCACAGTTTCGAGCTTGACGACCTCAATATACCAGGGCAACTGCTCGTAACGATACGGGACGGTAAACCGACCCTGGCATACCGGCGCACAATGTCTCACCGGTGGAGCCCAGAGATCATGCCCAACACACCCGAAAATAGGCTAAGTGATTGACAACACGATACAAACTCACCAAGGTTAAGCCACAGACCTACCAGAGCAGGGGAAGGCTCAGACCTCGGACTCAGATCCGGGGAGGTCTACGGGTGGCCCTGTTTCTAGTGGCAGGGTCACCCAGCACACTAGCCACTAGATTGAAAAGGGGAACCATGGAAAACCAACAGACACTATTTGACAATTTTGATTCATTGTCATGGCCTGATGTTAGAATCGATCACCCGCGCCACAACTGCACCGGCCAACTATGTACCTATTGCGAGCGCTTTAACCGCCAAGATGTAGAGACGCTCGCAGAAATCGACTCTCAATGGCGTATGCAAGCCACGATATTCCGTAAGTCCCTGGCTATCGGCCAACTGTTTAGCGCCGACCTACTAATCGACGCCATAGGCAAACCGTTAGGCCACCCAAACCAGATCGGCGCACTATTCAGATCATGGAACTCTCAAGGGTTAATCCAGAGTGAGGGTAACTTCGTGGTCAGTACACGGGAAAGCAATAACGGCCGAGTGATCAGAGTCTGGAGGCGGACAGCATGAACCCAGCAATACTAGGTCTAATATGTCTAACCTTTGGGCTTGTCATTGGCCTTATTTGGGGCCGTTTAGGTGGTAAAAAATGACAGATGACCAGGTGTATATGAATGGTTATAACAATGCGATTGATGAGCTAATGGAAATTGTATCTACGTGGGTTGAACTAGCCTCCGAAGAGTTTTATCTAGACTCAAAAAATAATTCTTGGGTGTCACTAATGTCGCTGGCGAAACTTTCAGATGAGTTAAAATGGTAAGCGGCTACAGCCTTGACGGCTATATTGACGTACCCAGCCGCATTAAACTATTTCTAGCCAGACACCCAGAAGGATCGCTACAAATGGACGAGCCCCAGTTCGTCGAGGTCGAGGGAAAGAAATGGGTTATTGGCAGGGCATACGCCTACCGCACACCAGACGATCCTAGGCCCGGTATCGGTACAGCCTGGGAGATTGTGCCAGGCACAACACCTTTCACCCGTGGGTCAGAAATCCAGAATCTAGAGACAAGCGCCTGGGGCAGGGCTATCGGTGCACTCGGTATCGGTATCGACGCCAGTATCGCCACGCTAGACGAGGTACAACACGCTAAGGAGCGCTCTAAGGTCATGCAAACCACAGAAGCCATACCTGATGATCCTTGGCAGACAGACACTCCAGCGCCCTCCTACAGAGCACCGACCAAGGGCTCAAGCATGTACCCGGCAACAGTTGGGCAAGTCAAAGCCATACACGCAATCCTCGGGAAGCAAGGCACACGCGACGACCTCGACAAGCTCGCAGCCGTAAACGCCTGGCTAACCTCGATGAACAAAGAGCCCGTAACGTCA